TTAGTTGACAACGGCATGGAGCCAGAAGATGCACAGGACGAAGCATGTGAAAAATATGATTGTGATCCAGCAATGTACGACAAGTATGTTGAGATGAAAAGAGATGATCGCGAAAAAGTTAAAGAAGGCGACGACAAAAAAGTTCAATTACCAAGCGGTAAAGAAATGAAAAAATGCCAAGACAAAGGTATGTCTAAAGCAGATATCATGAAGAAATACACTGAAATGGGTTGTGAATCAAAACAACTTAAAAAATTATATGCAAGTTCTTGCATGTAGTATATAAAATTACTTTTACTCAAGTAAGAATCAAATAGGACCTCCGGGTCCTATTTTTTTGAGTAAATACTATACAATGGCAAATAAAAGTTTAGACGGCGTATTAACCAAAAAGGCTAATACAAGAGAAACATATACAAACGAACAGATTAACGATCTAATGCTTTGTACTGATCCGGACAAAGGCTACTTACACTTTGCAAGTAACTTTGCTTATATTCAACATCCTGTAAAAGGTAAATTGTTGTTTGATCCGTATACGTACCAAGTAGGATTAATGAAAAGTTATCACGATCATCGTTTTAATGTAAACATGTTACCAAGACAAACTGGTAAGACAACATGTGCGGCTGTATACCTGGCTTGGTATGCAATGTTTCATCCTGATCAAACTATTCTTATTGCGGCACACAAATATACAGGTGCTCAAGAAATTATGCAACGTATTAGATATGTTTACGAAATGTGTGCTGATCATATTAGAGCAGGTGTTACAAACTACAACAAAGGTTCAATTGAATTTGAAAACGGAAGTAGAATTGTAAGTGCTACTACAACAGGAAACACAGGACGTGGTATGTCCATATCATTATTATACTGTGATGAGTTTGCGTTTGTGCAACCTACTATTGCTGATGAATTTTGGACTTCAATATCACCTACACTTGCAACAGGTGGTCGTGCTATTCTTACATCAACGCCTAACTCAGACGAAGATACTTTTGCTACTATATGGAAAGAGAGTCAAAACAAATTTGACGAACATGGTAATGAATCAGAAGTAGGTGTTAATGGCTTTCATGGATTTACTGCCAAGTGGGAAGAACATCCAGACAGAGACGAAGAATGGAAGAAAACAGAAATTGGTCGTATTGGTGAAGAAAGATTTAGACGTGAGTATGGTTGTGAATTCTTAGTATTTGACGAAACACTTATTAATAGTATTAAGTTAGCAGGCATGCCTGGTATAGAGCCAATTGAGAATATAGGTCAAACACGTTGGTATAAAAAACTTGAACGTGATCAAACATATTGTATTAGTTTAGATCCAAGTATGGGTACTGGTGGAGACTATGCCGCTATTGAAGTATTTGAATTACCAAGTTATAAACAAGTTGCAGAGTGGAGACATAACACTACACCTATTCCAGGACAAATTAGAGTTTTAAAAGATATATGCGATTACATTAATGCTGAATGTAAAGCCCCAGGTGCAAACAACATCTATTGGAGTATTGAAAACAATACTATTGGTGAAGCGGCATTATTAGTTATTGCTGACGTAGGGGAAGAGAATATACCAGGACTATTTGTAAGTGAACCAATACGTAAAGGTCATATTAGAAAGTTCCGTAAAGGATTTAACACCACACATAGAAGTAAAATCAGTGCTTGTTCAAAGTTCAAAACTATGGTTGAGAATGACAAAATGCAGATAAACAGTAAAGCATTGATATCAGAGATGAAAGGTTTTGTAGCATCAGGAACAAGTTATAAAGCAAAGCCTGGTGAAACAGACGATCTTGTAAGTGCAGTACTATTGAACTTACGAATGATGGAAGTACTCAAGGATTGGGATCCAAGAGTATACAATACGTTCAGACAACTGGACTCAGACCAGGAATACGAGGCTCCCATGCCGATATTCGTAACTGGAGTGTATTAGGATAAATATTAATATGATAAACTTGGACAAAATCGCAGAAGAACTGTTTAACAAGATTAGAGGTCGTTATCCAAAGATTACTATTGGTGACGAGGAAAGTACTATTACAAATGTACCTGAAAAGGCACGTTTTTTTGATTTTGACTTTAGCAACGGTAAGAAAGTTAATGTAACCATTGATGAGAAAGAGTTAGTTATACTTTATAACAACGATTTAATCACAGATGCTACAGAATCAGTAAAAAACAACTGGTATGGCTTTATGAAAGAACTAAGACAGTTTGCTAAAAAGAGAATGTTGAATTTTGATACAAGAGATATAACAAAAACTAACTTAGACAAGAGAGATTACGATTACCTTTCGCAAAAAAATAGACCCGGAGAAAACCAAATGAGTGAATCGAAACTATACGGAACTTCTAAAACAAGTTTCCAAGATGTTGGCAATGCAAAGATCATTGTTAAACATAATGAGGCAGTTGATTTTGAAAATCCTGCAGGAAGAACACAACGAATTCATAGCATATATGTTGAAAGTGCTAATGGAGAAAGATACAGATATCCATTCAAACATCTAAACGGTGCAAGAGCAATGGCACAACATGTAAGCGAAGGCGGAAATCAGTATGATACATTTGGAAAACATATCGTTTCACTCAGCGAAGAACTTTCTAAATTACGTACTTTCAAAACTTACATGAACCGTTCAAGTGTAATGGCAGAGGGTCTTGCTGGTTACATGGACATTGTTAATGAAAGAATTGACACTGTAAAAGAAACTGTACACAAGTTACAAAGAAATGCTTACTACAAAGAAGCAATGGAAAACTTCAAAGAAACAGTAATGGAAGAAGTACCAGAAGATGTAGCAAGTAACTGGATTGATGAATTAACTATTCGTCAGTTTAACGAAGAATTGAAAGGTGTATTTCCTTACATTTATAGTCTTGTTAAAGAAGGTACTAAATCAATTCCACTTGGTCCAGATGATTTATTTGTTGAAGACGAAAAAGAAAAACAAGATAACGGCACAGACAAAATGGACGTTACTGATGCAGACAAAAAATTAAATTCACCTGCTTACAAAAGAATGAAAGACGGTGATAAACGTTACAATGATAAAACTACAAAAGAAGCAGATGAAACGGCTAATGAAGGTGCAGTTAAAAGAGCATTAGAAGATGATGCTGAAGACATGAGCAGAGAAGAGTTTATTGAAAAGCACGGCGATGCAGAATTCTTTGACGAATATAATGGTGTTGAAGATGAAGGCATGGATATGAATAGTGATTTTGAAACTCATTTAAATGATGTTGTAGCAAACTCAAAACATGAGCAAGGTCCAACTTCAGAAGTTTCAGACAAGGGCATGAACAAGTACGGACTTGCGGCAAAGCACACAGGCGGTAAGTTTATTTCTTACAAAGACGGTGAAGAAACAGGTACTTTCAATTCTATCGAAGAACTTGAAAAGCATCAAAAAGAATTAATTAAAGATGAGTCAGTACAGTTTGAAGGCAATGCATTTGCACAAGCAGTACAAAAAGCAAAAGCGGCTGGTATGAAAAAAGGTGATAAGTTCAAAACACCAGACGGTGAAGAACATACACTTGAAGACGCTATTGCAATGGCAGGACTTAGATTAGAAGATTTTTGGTCAGCAGATGAACTGATGGCTGAGAAAGAACCCGAAGGCGATATGGACGACATGATGGGCGGTGACGCTGGTGATGACGATACTATGGATGTTAAGATTGGACCTGATGGTTCAATTAGCAAAGCAGACGGGGACGCAGAAGAAAAAGGTGAGAAGAAAGAACTTGAATTAGACGAATTCATTAAAGGTCATTTTGATTACACAACTAACGCTTTTCCAAAAGGTGAAACAGCAGTTCTTACATCATGTGAGAAAAAGTATGGAGAGGCATCCATACCTGCCGCGGCAACTATTATGAAAACATTAGTAACAGATCAAGATCCAGAGATGGAAAGAATGAAGTCTTTAGCGGGTTTGGACAACTAAGTCACTTTTTCGACAAAGTTTCACTTGACTTTATAAGTAAGTTTGTGTATTATAGTAACTGTACTGCACAATCAAGGCAATACAACTTAAAACAGCCAAAGGCATATATAGGAGGCAACAATGGCAACATTAGCAGAAATAAGAGCTAAACTTAAAGAGCAAGAGTCACGCACAAGCGGCGGTGGTTCAAAAAGCGGCGGCGATAACGCAATCTACCCATTTTGGAACTTAAAGGAAGGCGAACAGTCTACTGTACGTTTTCTTCCAGACATGGACGACACAAACACTTTCTTTTGGAAAGAACGTTTGATGATCAAACTACCTTTCGCAGGTGTAAAAGGCGAAACAGACTCACGTCCAGTACAAGTGCAAATTCCTTGCATGGAAATGTACGGCGAGTCATGTGCAATCTTAAACGAAGTTCGAGGTTGGTTTAAAGATCCTACTTTAGAAGACATGGGTCGTAAGTATTGGAAAAAGCGTTCATACGTATTCCAAGGCTTTGTAACTGAAAACGGACTAAGTGAAGATGGTACTCCTGAAAATCCAATCAGACGTTTTATTATTGGTCCACAGATTTTTCAACTTATTAAAAGTGCGTTGATGGATCCAGATATGGAAGAACTTCCAACTGATTACACAGCAGGTGTAGACTTTAGAATTATCAAAACTTCTAAAGGTGGTTATGCAGACTATTCAACATCAAATTGGGCACGTAGAGATCGTCCATTAACTGATATTGAAACTGCGGCAGTTGAGAAGAATGGCTTGTACAACTTGTCAGACTTTTTACCTAAGAAGCCTTCAGAGGTTGAGGTTAAAGTAATGCAAGAAATGTTCCAAGCATCTGTAGATGGTGAAGCATATGATGCAGAAAAGTTTGGTCAGTATTTCCGTCCAGCGGGAATGCAGGCAAGAACAGGTGATCCGACTAAGGCGGCAAGTGCAAGTGCAACTGCTGTAAGTCAGAGTGCACCAACTGCACCAGTAGCGGCTCCAGTGGCGGCACCAGTAGCAACTGCTCCAGTAGTAGAAGCAACTGCGGCGGCACCAGTAGCGGCACCAGTAGCGGCTGAACCAGCAAAAGACAATAGTGCGGAAGACATTTTAGCAATGATCCGTTCACGTCAAAACTAATACGGCTTTATAGTGAGGGGTCCTTGTGGCCCTTCATTATAATCTGAATAAGGAGATACTATGGCTAATAAAGCATTTGACGTTTCCAAGTTTCGTAAAAACTTGACTAAATCAATCACAGGCATGAGTAGTGGTTTTAATGACCCTACGGATTGGATTAGTACGGGAAACTATGCCCTTAACTATCTTATTAGTGGCGACTTTCACAAAGGAGTTCCATTAGGTAAGGTAACTGTATTTGCAGGAGAATCAGGAGCAGGTAAATCATATATCTGTGCAGGTAACATTGTAAAGGCGGCACAAGAACAAGGTATCTTTGTTGTACTAATTGACAGTGAGAATGCACTTGATGAAACTTGGTTACAAGCACTTAATGTAGATACAAGCGAAGATAAACTACTTAAACTTAATATGTCAATGATCGACGATGTAGCAAAAACTATTAGTACATTTATGATTGACTATAAAGAAATGACAGACGAAGAACGACCTAAAGTGTTGTTTGTAGTTGACTCATTAGGTATGTTATTAACACCAACAGATGTTGATCAGTTCCAAAAGGGTGATATGAAAGGTGACATGGGTAGAAAACCTAAGGCACTTACATCACTTGTACGTAACACTGTTAACATGATTGGTTCGCACAATGTAGGACTTGTATGTACTAACCACACATATGCATCGCAAGATATGTTTGACCCTGATGATAAAATTAGTGGTGGACAAGGATTTATCTATGCATCATCTATTGTAGTAGCAATGAAGAAATTGAAACTAAAAGAAGATGAAGCAGGTAATAAGATTAGCGAAGTACGTGGTATTAGAGCAGGTTGTAAAGTGATGAAAACTCGTTATGCAAAACCGTTTGAAGGTGTACAAGTTAAAATTCCATATGAAACAGGAATGAACCCATACAGCGGTCTTGTTGATTTGTTTGAGAAAAAGAACATGCTAAAGAAAGATGGTAATAGACTTAGATTCAATTCCAAAGATGGAGAAGAAATTAAGGAGTATCGTAAGGCATGGGAAGCGGGCGGTCCATTACTTGACAGAGTCATGATGGAGTTCAGCGAAATATCCAATCAGGTAATTACAACTGAAGAGGAAGAATTATCGTCCGAAGAAATCGAAACAGTCACAGAGGAATAATCATATGAGTATGGATAGTTCACAAATTATAGATATCTGGAATCTTTTTAAAGAGCATACGGATAAGAAACATGTAGAAACATTAGCCGAAAGGTTTGTTGATTTACTTGCTGATTATGGTGTAGGTGATGATGTATTAAAAGAATCTTTAGGTACTGAGGATCATTTAGATGCGGCAATCAATTATTATCTTGATATTGATGATGAGTTAACTGCTGACGATGATGATTGGGATTAAACATGTGGTATAGCCAAATATCAAAAGATATTAGTAAAATACCTGAGGCGTTAGACTATTATAACGATCAGTTATTACAGGCGAAGAAAGAAATCCGTATTTTTGGAAGTCTTGAGAAGGCCGCGGCAGAGATGCCCGGCCTTGTCGAACAACGTTTTAATCAGTTACAAGAACTTGAAGCAATTTTAGAATATCTTAACATAGAACTACGCAGATTACGTAGCACATTTTTTAAGAAGTATCTTGAAAATTATCAACGATCATTGAGCAGTAGAGACTGTGAAAAGTATGTTGACGGTGAAGCAGACGTAGTTGATATGGAAAAGATTATTAACGAATTTGCATTAATGCGTAACAAGTGGTTAGGCATTACTAAAGGCTTAGACCAGAAGCAATGGCAAATTACTAATATTGTTAAGTTAAGAGTGGCTGGTATGGAAGATGCAACAAT